GATTGAGGAAATTTGGGGGAAGCGGTGGCGAAGGCGGCAGGCGGGCTGCTGCGCAGGACGGGGAAGCTGCCGAACCGGGCGGCGGTGCTGAACCGGGAAAACCTGCCGGAGGAGGTGCTGATCCGCGAGACGGCGGAGGCCCAGCCGGTCAGTGTGAAGGTGGTGGGGATGGATAAGGGGATGCCGAAGGGAATGGTGGGTGTGTACCACGAGGAGGAGCAATGAGCAAAGAACTCGTAGCGACGTGGAAGTGCCAGAACGGGCACGTGATGGGGCAGGTGATGCGGAACGGGCGCGGGATCCGGCAGCTCTTGCTCTACCGGCAGGCGGTGGACCTGGAGGCGTGGAAGCCGGAGGAAGTGGAGGTGATGGCGGTGATCGAGGGGCTGGTGATCGATGTGGAGTGCTCGATCTGCAAGACGGCCAGGACGTGGGCGCCGGGGGAGGAGGCGATCCGGCGGCTGATGGAGGCCTATGGGCTAATTGAAGGAGAAATAGGAGGATAAGAGGATGCGATATCCAGTGGGAACGGGAAGTTTGGAAGATTTCAGCGAGAATTGGTACCTGGCGCAGATATTCGGGGTGCCTGCGCTGCATGAGGGGGTCGATATCAATTTGCGGTCGGGGGGGAATACGGATATGGGGGAGCCGTTGTATGCGATTTGCGCAGGTGAGGTGGTGTATTACCACTACGGCAGCCATCCCGGGTATGGGTTCGGAAGGCACCTGGTGCTGAAGATCGAGGGTGCGTGGGGAGTGCGGTGGGTGCATTATGCCCACTGCCATGCAGACGACTTTTTGAATCAAGTGCAAACGGTCCAAGAAGGCCAGATGATTGCTCGGATCGGGAATTCGGGCACGCAATTGGCGCACCTGCATCTAGCGGTGTTTAAGGTCAATCCATCGGCGATTGGGGGGATCGATAAAGTGGCCAGGAATGTGACTGAGCTGTACAGCTACTGGGAGGATCCGATCGCTTTCATCCAGACGTGGATGCAGCCTGCCGGGCAGCCGGTGATCACGGATGAGACCTTTATTCCGCAGCTCGGAATGAAGGTAAGGGAGGCGCGGGAGACGATCGATGGGCTGAATGCGAGGATTGACCAGGTGAGGGAGATTGTGGGATGAGGAGGAAAGGATGATAACGGCGGTGGAGATTGTGGTAAAGAGGGTGATCTGGACGTGGTGCCCGAGGTGTATGGATCGGGAGGAGCAAGAGGTGCTGGAAGGGGGCGAGCTGAGATGCAGGAAGTGTGGAACTGTGTGGAGGAGAGATGGCGAAATCTAAGATTGAATGGACCGATGTGGTGTGGAATCCGGTGACCGGCTGCACGAAGGTCAGCCAGGGGTGCAAGCACTGCTATGCAGAGACAATGGCAAAGCGGCTGAAGGCGATGGGCAGGCCGGAATACCAGGATGTGATCGGGGAGGATGGGCGCTGGAATGGGACGATCACGCTGGTGAAGGAGCGCCTGGAGGATCCGCTGAAGTGGAAGAAGCCGCGCAGGGTGTTTGTCAATTCGATGAGCGATCTGTTTCACCTTGAGGTGCCGAACAATTACATCGCTGATGTTATTGGAACAATGCAAAGGACCCCACAACATACATATATCATTCTCACTAAGCGCCCAAAACGGATGATGGAGTATTTTATCTGGCTGTACGACGACGAGGCAACAGCGTTGTTGCCTAACGTTTGGTTAGGTGTGTCCGTAGAAGATCAGGCAACTGCCAATCTGCGCATACCGAACCTGTTGCAGACCCCCGCGGCGGTGCGGTTTGTGAGCTATGAACCAGCGTTGGGTCCGGTGGATCTAAAAAAGGTCGTCAACGCAACGCGAGATAGTATGCCCCATACCAGCAGGCTTTCGATCGGGCTCGACTGGATCATCATGGGCGGTGAGAGCGGACCAGGCGCCAGGCCGATGCACCCGGATTGGGCGCGGAACGTGCGGGATCAGTGCCAGGCGGCGGGTGTGCCGTTCTTTTTCAAGCAGTGGGGGGAATGGATGCCGGTATGCCCGCAGTATTCAGATGATAACAGCGATGATCCTGGACTTGACGAGCTGGATATGTTCGGTCACAACATTTGCTTAGGCAACAGAGGAACGTTGTATCGGGAAGATTACGGACTGAAAGAAGAATATTGGTGTGGGTATCAGCCTGATCCGTGGCAGAACCCATGGTTTTTGGAGCGCGTTGGCAAGAAGAAAGCCGGGCGTTTGTTGGATGGCAGGGAGTGGAATGAAATCTATCGAAAGGAGATCCAATTATGAGGTGGAAAGAAAAAGAATTTGTCGATCCAAGAACGGTCACACAATATCTGTGGCTTCCGCTATGTATCGAGGGTGAATGGCGCTGGCTGGAGTGGGCGACCTGGGAGGAAAAAACTACTTATAACGGAACCTGGGAAAGAGTCAGATGGGTGGACGAGGATGAGGATAACGCCAATTGGGTTGCAGACGTTGGTGAGGATATTAAGCGCCTGGTAGAGCATCTGGTTGAGTGTGCGCGGACATACGAAACGGATAAGGCAATTGATACCTTGAATGATCTGTTTGACGCTCAGAAGGCGTTGTGCGTTGCCATAATCGCTAAGGATAATGAGATCGAGCGGCTAAAACGACTATTGTCGATCGAGAGAGATGATGAAGGAGATGAAGGATGAAAACTCTAATCGTGATTTTGGGAGTGTGCGTGCTGTTGGGGATGCTTTTTCAAATAGGCCCGGTACAGGCCCAGGGCCCGGATCACCGGCCTGAACCCTGGGAGTTGACGGCGACGTGGACGGTTGCGCCACGCCCGACGAGCACGAGCACACCGGATGGATTACCCGATCACCCAGCCCGGCCACCCAGGGCGACGGCGACGGCGACTATGCAGCCGTACCCGATGGAGACGCCCAATCCGTATCCGATGGCGGAGAAGTCGGTGTGGTTGTTCGAGTGGCTGCGGCGGTTGTGGTGGAAGGTGGAATAAGCGGACCTAACCCCCCAACCCCCTTCCCGAGACGGGAAGGGGGAGCAAGAGGAGTTAATCTGGTGTTCTATGTTCTATTTAACTCTTGACTTTCGATTCGAGGTGTGTTAAAAATTAGTATATCGGCAGGGGCATTCTGGGAGGCGTTCCCCCCGCGTTTTCCAGATGCCCTGGCTGAGAAATTTGCAGGTCCGATGTAGTTCGGACCGAGATCCGAGATGAGCGCCGGACGATCTTTTGATCGTCCGGTTTTTTTGTTAAGGAGGCTGACATGACACCTGAAATTTTGGCAGCGGTGGCCGGGATCATTCTTTCCCTGGCGTTCTCGTATATCCCCAACCTGCGGACGTGGTTCGCGGAGAAGCCGAAAGAGCAACAGCAGCTCAGCATGCTGGCGCTGATGTTCGTGGTGGCGGCGGCATCGTACGGGCTGGCGTGCGCGGGGATCTTGACCGATTTATTCGGCGTGGCGCTGAGCTGCGATAAGGCGGGGATGCTGGGCTTGATCCGGGCGCTGATCTTTGCGATTATGGCGAACCAGGGGATTTACCAGCTCACGCCAAAGGCTGCGGATGTGCGGCTGGTGAAGGCGGAGCGGGATGGGGCTGGCGAGCTGAACCTGGGCCGTGGCTAACACGCTAAAAGATGACATGGCTGCGAGCACCGAGGTGATCATCGAACGGATCGAGGCTCTGCGTTGTGACGTGCAGGATATCTCCAAGAAACTGGAAGATCACAACCGGCGGGAGGGGGAATTCCGCGAGCACTATGTAAAAGAGCACTCCCTGGTCGACAACAAGGCGCAAAGGGCGCACGAGCGGATCGACCAGGTTGAGGCGAGGATGGCGGAGCAGGCGAAGCAAACGGAGACACTGCGTCAGGCGATCGATTCATTGCAGAAGAGCGTGCAGCCGTTGATCTTTGCGAATAAGGTGATGATGTGGCTGGCTGGGATCCTGGGGACGAGCATCATCATATTAATCTGGTCGCTGATCACGGGTCAGGCGCAGGTGGTGTTTCCATGACTTACCTATCAGGCAAAGGCTACTATATCTGGAAGGCGATCAACTGCATGGCGGGACGCCCGCAGGAGATTGCCGATGCGGCGTTCTCTGCGGATCTGGGCCATGTGCTGATCAAGATCGCCGATGGGGTGTTCCGATACAACGTCGATGTCGATCTCCCGGCGATCGTGGCCGCTTTGAAAGCCCTGGGCATCGAAGTCTGGGGCTGGCAGTATATCTACGGCGGCAATCCGGCGGGTGAGGCAGCGATTGCCATCCGGCAGATCCAGGCGACCGGGGTGACTGGGTTCGTGGTCAATGCTGAGCACGAATTCAAAGAGCCGGGCATGGGAACGCGGGCCAGGACTTACATGCAGACGCTGCGCAATGGCGTAGGCGATCTACCCATCGCCCTGAGCACGTACCGCTATCCTTCGCTGCATGCTCCATTCCCGTTCAACCAATTCCTGGAGTTTTGCGATATTGCCATGCCACAGGTGTACTGGCTTTACAGCCACGACCCGGTGCAGCAGCTCGCCCGCACGCTGGCCGAATACTACCAGCTCACCACCCTGCCGGTGATCCCGACCGGCGCGGCGTGGAAGCAGAATTCCTGGCAATCCACGCCTGCGGATTGCACGGCATTTTTGCAGGCGGCGGAGATAGCCGGATGCGAGGCGGCAAACTTTTGGAGCTGGGACGCATCCCAGCACCTGCCAACCTGGCAGGCGATTGCAACCTATGACTGGCCGGTGGTAGATGAACCTGCGCCGCCAGTGGAACCTGAGATCCCGGAGGATGAGATGGGAGAAGTATTGGATAAGGTCAATCAAGTGCTGGCGAACCAGGAGCGGATGCTGGCGCTGTTGCAGAATGGCGGTGGAGAGCCTGAGCCGCCAGAAGAACCTGAGCCGCCTGCGCCACCAGAGCCACTGAAATATTTTGTGGCGCTCACCGTCGATAAAACCAACGCACGGTTCATTTATCGGATGAAAAACGAGACCGTACCGATCTTCCAGATCTATCCGGGGGACTCCAGGCCGGTGAGCGAGCGGATCCAGTATTTCCGTAATCAGACCCCACGCCTGGAAGTTGATCCGAACCGGGTGCGCGGGGATGGCAGCACATATTGCTACAAGCTGGTCGGGCGCTATGGGCGGGGCGGCGAGCAGCTGTACGTGTGGTCGGATGAGTGCGAGAAGACGTGGTGAGGTCAGCCGGGACGATCCGGCAGGTGGCGCACCCGGCGGTAGAGATCGAGGACGAGTAGACTGTGGCGATTGGCTATGTGAGCAGCGCAAGGGTGATCTGAGATGGGTAATGAAGCACAATGGTTTCGCGACCGTTTTCCGTCACGCCCTATAACCAGGCGCGGGCGGAATTATATCGAGTTTGACCTCGGCAATGGGCAAAAGGCGTTAGGATCATCCATTGCCCCGCTGCATCTGCGCGCCTCGGAAACAGAGATAGACACCGCCTGGGTAGCCGATACCGGAGCGTGGCAGTGGAAGATCGCCAGCACCGACTACCAGGCGCACGCCAGGGACGTATTCAACGCGGGCAACCTGTACGAGTGGCGCAAGGGCGAACATTGGATCGTCGTTGACCCGCAGTCTATCAACTGGATCAACCAGGATTTGAGCCGCCAGCAAATTGCCATCAAGCAAGCCGTGACGGGAGAACCGACTGATGAAACGATGCGCTTTACTGCCGCATACGGCGCGGGGCGGCACTTTGAATACGTTGCGCATCCCAAGCGGCTGATAAAGCATGTCATCATTGACAGCCTGAGCGACCTGCCCGCGCCCACCGTGACGGGTGACATTGAGTTTGAAGCTGAGTTCACCATCTCCACTTCGACAGGCCTTGACCTGTACCTCGACGGTGTGAAGTGGGCCAAGACCAACGGCGTGCGGGTGCGGACGGCCAACAAGATTGACTTCCGTGACGCATCCAACACCCCGCTATGGTACGCAGATGCGCCAACCGCCACAGATGCCAATAGGGATGTATGCCCCGCGGAGTACGAAGTTCGGCGGCAGGGCGGGCCGAGTTCGCTATTTATCACCGTGCGCGTGCCGCGAGAATGGCTGTTGACCGCCGCGTATCCGGTGAAGATAGACCCGACCTTCACGGATGGCTACGGCGGGGATGCGACGACGGCGAAAGACGACATGGTTTTGGGTATAGATGGGGTGTATAAGAACTGGAATCATGGCGCAGCGCCACGATGGGGGGCGCAAGGGTCTTCTAGTAAGGAATTATACGAGTTCGATGCCAGCAGCATAGCTGACACGGCGACGTGCGACAGCGCCACATTGTACGTTTATAAAGCTGTTCAATCAGGAACATCAGAAGCATTTACCATAACTCTCTATTCCATCGCCAGCGGCAACGCGGCATGGACTGAGGGGACAAAGAGTTACGCTGCCGCCGGATCGGGCGAGCCGTGTTGGAACGCACTTGCGTCTGATGGGGCTGGCGGGGTAACAACCGCCTGGGCGGGCAGCGCAGGGCTATCCACCAGCGGGACAGATTACGAGGCGAGTTCGCTAGGTTCGTTCAACGGCAACAAAAATGATGTGGCTGGCACAGAGTATTCGACGGCGCTGACTCCCAGCCGGGTAGAAGGCTGGTTCGGGGCGACTAATACGAACTATGGTCTGTTGGCAACTTTATCTGGTAACGCGGAAGACCTTGCCACATCCGACCACGCCACGACCGGCTACAGGCCCAAGCTGGTGGTGGTGTACACGGAAGGCGGCGCGACTAAATCCGTCTCCGACAGCGGGGCGGGCGCGGATGCAATCAGCGGCGTGGCAGTCTCCCTGGCGCTGGCGGACACCGGCAGCGGGACGGAGAGCTTTGCATCAGCGGCCAGCCTGGGACTGGCAGACACGGGTACAGGCAGCGACGCCCTGGCAGCGATCTTAGCCAGCCTGAGCATCTCCGACAGTGGGGCTGGGGTAGATGTACCAGGTATCCTGGCAGCGCTAGGTCTGGCCGATACGGGCGCGGGCGCAGACATATTCGGGATCAACGTCAGTCTGAGCGTGGCGGAGATCGGGAGCGGAACCGACCTGGTCGATGTGCTCAGCGCCATGCTCAAGCAGGTAGCAGACTCAGGCAGCGGTGCAGACGGCCTGGCCGTGAATGTGGCCGTGGCAGTTTCCGACATCGGAAACGGGGCGGATTCAGCCAGCCAGATCATCGTCACCCTGACCGTAAGCGACGCCGGGGCCGGAGCAGACTTAGTCAGCGTGCTGGGCGGCGGGCTGGTGAGCATCCTGGAGAGCGGCAGCGGGGTAGACGGGATCAGCATTGCAGTCGCTCCCTTGAGTATTTCCGATAGCGGGGCCGGGGCGGATAGCCTGGTGATCCGGGCGACAGTGGGATTGAGCGATACGGCCAACGGCGCGGATGCGATCAACGTCCTGCAAACGGCGTACAAGCTGATTACCGAGCTTGCCACGGGGACAGATGCGATCGGATCGGTATCGGTTTCCCTGGCAGTCCCGGAGAGCGGGAGCGGGTCAGACATGCTGGCTCAGATTGTCGCCTGGGTGGTCCTGGCGGAGAGCGGATCGGGCGTGGATGTGGCCGTGGCGTTCGATAGCGCGGTGCGGATTGCCACGATCACCTTCTCGATTGCCAGGCGGACGATTGTATTTACGTTTGCGAGCCGGGAGATCGAATTCAACCTGGCTCAACGCGAGATTGAATTCGAGCTCAATTAGGAGGATAGGATGATCGAGGAAACTTTGCAAATGAAGAAAATCTGGACGATCCGCAAGTATGCGGATGACGTCGCCTTCCAGGCGGACCAGCCGTTCGAGGTGAGCCAGTTCGAGGGCAATATGCTTTTGAACGAGGGGATCGCCGAGCTGCTGGACTTGCTGATCGGGGCGGGGACGCCGACCAACTTCGGCAACGCCAACGCTTACCTGGGTGTGGGCGACAGCTCGACGGCGGAAGGGGCCACCCAGACCGGCTTGCAGGCTGCGACCAATAAGCTCTACAAGGCGATGGAAGCGGCCTATCCGAGCCGGACCAACCAGACGGTGACCTGGCGGGCGATATTCGGCAGCGCGGACGCCAACTTTGCCTGGAACGAATTCACGGTCGCCAACGGGAACAGCGATTCGGCTGACAACCTGAACCGTAAGGTGAGCGCCCAGGGCACAAAAGCCAGCGGCCAGACCTGGACGCTGGACCTGAGCCTGACCTTGAGCTAGGAGCAACGAATGAGCCTGGAGCATGTGAGCGAGGGATCGACCTGCTATGTAACCTGCGTGCCCAAGGATAAGGCCGGGGTGGCGCAAGTACCGGTCAGCGCGACCTGGTCGGTGCACGACAAGCGCAGCGATCAGGAAATCCAGCCGGACACTGCGATTGCGCCAGGAACCAGCATGGAAATCACGCTCACACCGGCAATCAATACGCTGTTGGACCGGAGTTACGAGTTCGAGGTGCGGGTGGTGACGGTGCAGGTGACCTACGGCGCAACAGACGCGGTGACCGGGGTGTACGAGTACCAGGTGAACCGTGCGGAGCATTTGTAATGGCTGAATGGAACGAGCTGCAATTACGGTTTGATCTGGACCTGGACGAGATCTCTGAAGATTCGGCGGAGCGGATGATCTCGCCGATGGAGGCGCGGCAGATCTCGGAGGCGGCGCGGATGGCTTTCGACCAGCTCCGGGCGCAGACGAGCAGCTTCCGACAGGGATGGTGGGATGACTATACCCGGCTGATGGAGCTGGGCTGGCCGTGGCGGGTGGCGACGTACATTGCCTGGTCGAGCAGCCCCAAGAAAGACCGGAAACCGGCGTCATTGCAGGCGCTGGCGACGGAAGTGCTGGGGTTGACCGGGCCGCGACAGATCTACAACTGGCGCAAGAAGTACGCGGGGATCGATGCGACGGTGGCGATGCTGCAAGCGGCGAGCCTATGGGATCACCGGCGGGATGTGCTGGAGGCGCTGGTGGATAGCGCGTCGGACCCGGATTATAAGCACCACCCGGACCGCAAGCTGTACCTGGAGATGACCGGCGATTATATTCCGCGGTCGCAGCTCGATATTGGCAGGAAGGCGAGCGGGGATGTGGCTGAGCTGAGCGATGCTGAGCTGGAGGCAATTGTGGGGGACCTCACCCCCCGGCCCCCTCTCCGAAACGGCGAGGGGGAGCAAGAAGGGGAGGAGAAAGAATCCCTTCCCAGGATTGTTGCTAAACCAAGCTCGATTAATTGGGCAGGTGAAGCTGTCAAACACGGAATACTTCATCTACCCGAATCTGATTCCGAAGAAGAATTAAACAATGTTCCCCAGGATGAAGCAGAAGCAGATACAGAAGAAGATGTTGATGATTATTTAGATTATTTGGAGGACCCTAGCGATGGGGATTAGCGCGCAGGTGGTGCAGGCGGATGCGGCGAAGATCGAGCTGGCGCGGCGCGAGCTGGCACGCAGGCGGCTGATCGATTTCGAGTGCTATGTGGCACCGTACTACCGGCCTGCCCGGCATCACCGGCTGGTGGCGGAGTACCTGGAGCTGGTGGAGACGTACATCCGCACGAAGGGGGCGACCGGGATTGGAAGGCTTTTGATCCTAGAGCCACCACGGCACGGGAAGAGCGAGCAGGCGACGAAGCACTTTCCGAGCTGGGTGCTGGGGAAGCTGCCGGATACCCGGGTAATCATCACGTCGTACGGGTTCGACCTGGCGCAGGATTTCAGCCGGGCGGTGCGGGATATCGTGGCGGGGGAGCGCTACCGCAACCTGTTCGGGAGCCACTCGACGATCGATGTGGAGGTCGAACTTTCGAGCGACAGCCGGAGCGTGCGAGCGTGGGACCTGGCAGCGCCGAACCGGGGCGGGGTGACGGCGGCGGGCGTGGGCGGCGGGATCACGGGCAAGGGCGCGCACTTATTTATTATCGATGACCCGTTCAAAAATCGGGAAGAGGCGGAGAGCGAACCCAGGCGAGAGTCGATCTGGCAGTGGTGGACGAGCACGGCTTACACCCGGCTGGAGGATGGGGCGGCGGTGGTGGCGATGCTGACCCGCTGGCACGGGGACGATTGGGCGGGGAGGGTGCTCAAGCTGATGGCGACCGATCCGCTGGCGGACCAGTGGGTGGTGCTGTGCCTGCCAGCAATGTTTGAAGAGGCGGAGATCCCGGAGGGGAAGACCTTCGACGAGCTGCAACGGGAGAAGATGCTGGAGGGGGTGTGGGTGGACAAGGAAGATCCGCTGGGGCGAAAGCCAGGCGAGGCGCTGTGGCCGGAGAAGTATTCGGCGGACGAGCTGGCGATCAAGCGGCGCAATATGGGCGATTACGATTTCGAGGCGCTGTACCAGCAATCGCCGTACAGCCGGAGCGGGTCGATGTTCAAGCGGGAGTGGTTCACGGTGGTGGACCTGCCGCCAAAGCCGGAAGAGGTGGTGATGCGGATCCGGATGTGGGATAAGGCAGGGTCGAAGTCGGGCGACGGCGACTATGCGGTGGGCGTGCTGATGAGCTGGACGAAGGACGAGATGGTGTATGTGGAAGATGTCGCCAGGCTGCAAGGGACGCCGGGCGAACGGGACAAGCTGATCAAATCCACGGCAGAGATCGACTTAACCCGCAAAGGGCCGCGGGTGCGGACCTTACACCAGCAGGATCCGGGGACAGCGGGACTGGACAGCGCGCAGGCGACCAACCGGATGCTGGCAAAGATCGGGATGAAAGCTGAATTCGAGACATTGAGCGGCGACAAGGAAGTGCGGGCGGGGCCGTGGTCTTCAGCCCTCCAGGGCGGCGGCGTGCGGCTGGTACGGGCGGCGTGGAACGCGGCCTACATCGACGAGCATATTGCATTCCCGAAAGGCGTGCACGACGACCAGGTGGACGCCAGCTCGACGGGATATTCTAAATTGACCGGCCATACGCCGAGGGAGAGCCGGATCTTATGAAATTTATGGACCGGGTGCGAAACGTATTTTATTCAGCGGCTGTGAAGGCGCAAAAATTGACGTTCATCCCGAGCTGGGTGCGGGCGGCGTGGATGGAAGTCAGCTTCGACAGCCTGGTGCGAAACGGCTATAAGGCCAGCTCGGCGGTGTTTGGGTGCGTGCGGGCGCTGGCATTCAGCTTCCCGGAGCCTGAGCTGGTGGTGTGGCGCAGCACGCCGATCGGGGCGCAGCCGGAACCGGAGCACCCACTGCGGAAGCTGCTGGAACGACCGAACCCGGATATGGGCGAGGCGGAATTCGACCAGTATGCAGTGACATATGCCGCCGTGGGCGGGAACTGCTACGTGTGGAAAGAGCGCAGCGCGGATGGCAGGGTGATTGCGCTGTGGCCGTTCCACGATGGAAACATGAGCGCGGTGCCTGGCAAGAACTCGGTGGAGGGCCTGGTGGCGTATTACGAATACGACCCGGGCGACGGGCACAAGGTGAAGATCAGCAAAAAGGACGTGGTCCACTGGAAATGGATGGTGGACCCGGAAAAGCCGTGGCGGGGGATGGGAGCAATCGAGGCGGCGGCAAAGGATGTGGACAGCGACGTGGAAAGCACACGCTACGTGTACAGTCTGCTGAAGAACGATGCGATCCCGCGGGTGGCGGTGACGCTGGTGGAAGGCGATGAGCTGACCGAGGCAAAAGCAGAGCGGCTGGGAGCGGCGTGGCTGGAGAAGTATGGCGGAGAAAACCGGGGCATGCCTGCATTCCTGGAAGCGGGGATGTCCATCCACCGGCTGGGAATGAACATGCAGGAACTCTCGATGGAGGCGCTGAAGGAAGTTCCGGAGAGCCGAATCTGCGCAGCGTTCGGGGTGCCGCCGGTGATTGCAAGTTTGCTGGTGGGACTGAAGCGCTCGGATTACGGCGACGGCCAGGCGCGCAAGGCTTTTACGGAAACGACCTTAGCGGCCCTATGGCGGTCATTTGCGAGCGAGCTGCAGGCCGGGCTGGTGGATGATTTTGGCGGCGGAGTGTACCTGAAATTCGATATGAACCAGGTGCGGGCGCTGCAGGAGAATGTGGGCGAGCTGTGGACCCGGATCGACCGGGCGGTGATCAACGGGTACATCACACGAGCTGAGGCGCGGCGGGCGATTGGATTTAGCGCCAGCGATGTGGACGAGGTGTACCGGGAGACGCTGACGGCGATGTGGGTGGACGCTGCGGAAAAACCATCCACCTCACCCCCGGCCCCTCTCCGAAACGGAGAGGGGGGTGAAGAGGAAGAGCAATCCGCAGATGACGCAGATGGCGCAGATGAGACCTCACCCCCTGCCCCCTCTCCGAAACGGAGAGGGGAAGAAGAGGAAAAGGCGGCGAGCCTGGTGGTGTATGGGCGGTCGCTGCAAAGGATCCGGAAGACGACGGCGGTGCGGATGCAGGCGGATATCGACGAGTATTTTGCGAAGCTGGCGGACCGGGTGGTGAGTAGAGCGCACCTCACCCCCGACCCCTCTCCGAAACGGAGAGGGGGGGAAGACCTAACCCCCCAGGAGCAAGAGGAGAAGGAGCTGCCGAGCGTGGATGATTTATTGACGCCGGAGGATGAGCGGTCGCTGGGGGCGCTGCTGAAGCGCTGGTACATTGCAATTATCGAGGCGAGCTGGGAGACGATGAACCTGAGCCTGGGGGTGACCGTGGCTTTCGACTTGACCGATCCGGCGGTGACGCGAGCGCTGGCGGGGGCGGGGAAGCGGGTGAAGGAGATCATCGAGACGACCCGCCAGGAGCTGGAAAACTGCTTGAAGTACGCCAATGAGAACGGGTGGAGCATCGGCAGGCTGGTGCGTGGCGACGATGAGCAGCGCGGGATCCGGGATATTGTAGAGCAGACGTACAAGGGCCGGGCGGAAACGGTGGCGCGAACGGAACTGGGTGAGGCGCAAAACCGGGCGGCGGCGGAGCGCTACAAAGCGAGCGGGGTGGGGCTGGTGGAGATCCTGGATAACGGGAACGACGATGACGACGAGCCCTGCAAGATTGCGGCGGGGCAGAACTGGACGACAGGATATTTTGGAGAGCATTTATTGGAGCACCCGCGCTGCACACGGGCGGGAGCGCCGTATTTTGGAGACCGGGAACCGGATAGGAGCTAAATATGCCAATCTCAAATCAAATCACAGCCTTGAGAAAGTTGAGCGCGCAGGTATCAGTGGCAGTTGCCGGAACCGCAGTGCGGGGTCCAGACCTGCCCGCAGTGGAAGGCATACGGGTGAGCTTCCCGAATATTGCCGGGAACGCTGGACAGACGGGGTATGTCGGAAACGACGGGGTCACTGCGCCGAACGGGGATGTGGACGCCACCAATGGTTTCGCAATGGCACCCGGAGACCCGCCGATTCTTGTGCCGATATCCAATGCGAACCTGTTGTGGTTCGATGGATCGGCGGCCTGCACTTTCTCGCTGATGGTCGCTTAGTAGAAGAGTTGCATTTCCGACATCGGAAAGCGGAGGATAAGAGATGACAGAGCAAATCGAGCATAAGACGATACGGACGGAATTGAAGGCGGATGAGTCCGGGATGGTTTCGGCGGTGATCGCCACGTTCGGGGTGGTGGACGCGGATGGGGACATCATCGAGCCGGGGACGTTCACGATGGGGCAGCAGGTGCCGATGGCGTGGGCGCACGACTGGAGCAAGATGGTAGGGAAGGGCGCGATCAACGTGACCAATTCGGTGGCCATCTTCGATGGGTCATTTTTCATGGACACCCAGGCGGGCCTGGAGGCGTACAAGACCGTGAAGGCGATGGGCGACCTGCAGGAATGGAGCTGGGGCTTCCGGGTGACGGATGCGACTTTCGAGATGCGGGAGGAGCAATATATCCGCATCATCAAGAAAGCGGAAGTTTATGAAGTTTCGCCGGTGCTGAAAGGCGCGGGTGTGGGAACTTTCACGCTGGACCTGAAAAACAGGACCTTGGACGATCACGAAAAAACGGCGCTTGACGCCGTCCGCTCGTACGGGGAGCGCCTGCGCTCCGTGGCCGGGCTGCGTGAGAAGCAAGGACGACAGGTGGGCGAGAAGCGGCTGGCTGGGCTGAGAGCGGTCCAGCTCGAACTCCGGGAGGTGGAAAAGACCCTGGAGAGCATGGCGCAGCCGGATGCGGATGTGCGCAAACTATATAACCAATTTTTGCAAATCGAGGCGCGCTTGAACGGCGCGCAGGAGGAATAGGACATGGCTACCAAGTTAGAGCAGAAGCGCGAGGAACTGAACGCCAAGCGCAAAGAACTTTCGGAGATCTTCGAGAAATATCCCGAGCTGGATATGCCGAAAGATGTGGCGGTTGATATCAAGCAGCGCAACGACGAGCTGACCGCACTCGGCAAGGAATTCGACGAGCTGAAGGCGATGGCGGCAATCGACGACGAGAACCGCAAGGCGCAGGAAGCGGCAGGCGCACGCCAGTCGCTGCCGATGAACCGGCAGGGCGAGGGCGGATTTGGCGCTCCACAGGCGCAGAAGAGCATCGGTCAGCTCTTCGTCGAGAGCGCAGCCTACAAGCAATACAACCGGGTTGCCAAGCGCAGTCCGGCGGTCGAGATCGAAGCCCCGCACCTGTTCGAGCAGAAGGTGCTGCTGACCGAGGTGGGCTTCGTACCCGCCACCCAGCGCACCGGCTTGATCCTGCCCGGCGCGCTGCGCCGCCCGATGGTGGCGGACTTAATCCCGCAGGGGCGCACTTCGCGCAGCCAGGTCACGTACATGGAAGAGACCACCACGACCAACCTGGCCGCCCCGGTACCGGAAGGCGGGCTGAAGCCAGAAAGCGAGCTGGCCTTCACCGAGCGCAACAGCCCGGTGCGCAAGATTGCGACGGTCCTGCCGATCACCGACGAGCTGCTCGAGGACGAGCCTGCCGTGCAGGATTACGTCGAACAGCGCCTGCGCGTCTTCCTCGCCCTGGCAGAAGAAAACCAGCTCATGAACGGCACGGGCGTAGCGCCGCAAATTCTGGGCCTGATGGACCCGGCCTTAGTTACCAACGCCCAGCCGCTGGGAGCGGACCCGGTGCCGGATGCGATCTACAAGGGCATGACCTTAGTTCAGATCAACTCCTTCCTGGACCCGGACGGCGTGATCATGCACCCGACCGACTGGCAGGACATTCGATTGCTGCGGACGGTGGACGGGATCTACATCTGGGGCAGCCCCTCCGAGGCTGGCCCGGAGCGCATCTGGGGCCTGCCGGTGGTCAAGACGACCGCCGCCACCCTGGGAACCGCCGTTGTGGCGGCCTTCGGCACCGCCATGCAGATATTCCGGCGCAATGAGGTGAGCTTTGCCATCTCGACCGAGCATGCGGATTTCTTCATCCGCAACCAGCTCATGCTGCGCGTGGAAGAGCGGCTGGCGTTCGTGGTCTACCGGCCTCTCGGGATCACCCGCGTGACCGGCATCTAGTCAGCCGGGCATCTATTCTCTGTAGACAGTTTGGGGCGGGCGGTACCCACTGCTCGCCCCGGAGGAAAAGAACATGGGCGTAATCGAAGGAACTTGGGGAATTTTGGGGCACGCAGGCGTGCCAAACATCGGGGCTGACGAAGTGCAAACGGTCACCCTGGGCGCAGTCCCGGCTGCCGGTCAATTCAGGATCGCCTTTATGGGCTTCCGCACCGGTTTGCTGGCGTTCAACGCAGCTGCGGCGGTGGTCGAGGCGGCCCTGGAAGCCCTGCCGACGATTGGGGTTGGCAACATCGTTGTGGGCCTGATTGCCCAACAGTACACCCTGACCTTCCAGGGCGACCTGGCGAAACTGGCGCTGCCCCTGGTCAGCATCGAAGATAACACGGTCGTGGACGGCGGGGCGGTTCCGGTGGTCATCACCCCGGCGGAGTCCGTGGCAGGCGTCACCGCAGACGGCAGGGGCATCCGCTTAGGCGGGTTCCTGCTGGACATCACCGCGGGTACCCTGTACCAGAACAAGGGCACCCAACTGGAGCCGGTTTGGGACCGCATCCTGGCGGGCATCAACATCCCGGCAGCCTCGGTCAACAACCTGGTCGAAGGCTGGGCGGGGGGCTACAAGCTGGCGCGCGGTCAACACACGACCGTCGCCGCCTCGGACGACATCGGCACCGGGCTGGCGACGGTGGTCTCGGTTGTGGCGTCGCTCGACGACGACCCAGTGGACGGGGCAATGCACGTCACGGCCTCGATCGGCGACCAGGCGGGCACTCCGATCGCCGGGAACATCCTGATCAAGACCTGGAAGTCGACCGATGCGGACGCGACCTTGATCGCGGCGACAACCTTTGCCAAGAAGGTGAACTGGATCGCGGTGGGAACGTAACCTAACCCCCCGGCCCCGACCTAACCCCCAGCCCCTTCCCGAGGCGGAGAGGGGGTCGCTGGCAAAGAACGCCAGCTAGGGGAGATCGGAAAGAACGCCGATCTCCAAAACAGGGTAAGGAAAGGAGCGAGATATGTGGATTTGCGACCGTAATCTGTATCGAACGCAAGAGGGGTTTCTGGTGGAAGAGGGCGACCCGCGGGCGGTCGAGCTGGTGCACCGCAAGGGCGTGGTCCTGGCGAGCGAGCCGAAGGTCTTTCCGGCAGGCGAGCCGCAGACCAACCTGACCCCACCTCACCCCCCGGCCCCCTTTCCGAAACGGAGAAGGGGGGATAAGAAGGCGCTGAGGCAGGCGAAGAACAAGGCTGTGAAGCCGGAGGAAGATAAATGAGCTTAGTGGCGTTGAGCGAATGCCGGGCGCTGGTGAAGAGCAGCCTGAGCGATAGCGATCTACAGGACATCATCGACCGGACCGAGCAAGAGGTCGAGGAGCGGATCGGGGCGTTCCAGGATGAGACACTGCTGGTGACTACAACCGAGACGGGCGTGCTGAAAAGCTCGCGGATGATCTTGACCCGCCAGCCGTTCATCGCGGTGACGAGCATCACGATCGACGGGGCGGCAGTGGACCCGGATGCGTATACGACACGCGGCTTCGCGGGGATGATCTCCGGGCTGCCGGTGGCGTACGACAGCAGCGGTCCGGCAGAATACACGATCGTGTACCGGCCTATCGACCAGCGCAGCAAGCTGAAGCGGACGATCATCGACCTGGTGCGGCTGGCAATCGAGCAAACGGCTATGCAAAGCGAAAGCGTGGCCGGGGAATACAGCTACCAGGCACCGAACTGGGAGAGAGAACACCAGAGGATCCTGCGGCGCGTGGTGATGGTGGAATACTGATGAGCCTGGAAGCGCACCTGCGGCAAACGTGTGTGATCGTGCGGGATACCCCCGCGGGCGAAGATGCCTACGGGGGGCCTGGCCCGGCTGCCACAACGACCGTGTACGAGGGAAGCTGCCGGTATGTGGAGAAATCCGAGAGGATATTCAGCACAGACCGCAGCCAGGTGACGGTTTCCACCCGCTACCTGTTGCTGCTGCCGGAATCGGCGAGGGAGGTGGCAGAGCTGGACCGGGTGGAGAGCGTGGAGATGGACGGGGTGACGATTGCCGGGCCGCACCGGGTGACGGCAGTGATGATGCGACGGTCGAATGCGCTGCACCACATGAGCGTGGAGCTGGAGCGAATATGAAATGGCGATTGAACTGGCGCGGGGCTGAAGTGGCGAAACTGGCGAGCGACCAGGTGATCGAGATCATGAGCGACGTGGGCCTGGCCGCAGAAGGCAACGCGAAGCGCGAGCTGGCGAAGGGGCATGGGGTGATCACGGGGACTTTGCGGCGATCGATCCATGCGGCGACGCCAGGGTACGGCTGGAGCGGCGATGCAGGCGGTACGGGCGAGCGCGGCGGAAGCCGGGTACGAGCTGAGCGAAGCGGCGGCAGGATCCACATCGAGGTGGGCAGCGGGCTGGAATATGCCATGGCGATCCACCAGGGCTGGAGCAACTCGAACGGTTTGAGAGGCAGCTTCAGTGGATACCACTACCTGACCAACGGTGTGGAGAAGACGCGAGCGCAGGTACCGGCGATCGTTACGCGGTGGAAACTGAAATGATCGATCCACTGGAGACCGTGATCGCTTATTTCAAGTGGGCTGGATTGAGCACGACCCAGATCGCCAGCAAAGACCGGTATGGGGAGGTGTGGCCGATCCCGAGCGCGGGGGTGGTGGTGAACTTAGACGGCGGGACGCCGGAGATGTACCTGCCGGTGCAGACGGTACGGCTGGAGGTGCGCTGCTATGGAGCGACGCGACCGGAAGCAATGAGCCTGCTGATGGAGATCCTAGCGCTGGCCCGCAGCACGATGCGGGAGGCGGTGAACACGAGCGGCGGAAACGGGCTGCTCTACTATATCAACCAGGACAGCGGTCCAACGATGCAATATGACAGCGAGATCGGGATGGACTTTGCCCTGATGTTCTTTGAAGCAAGCATTTGCGAAACAGGAGTGTAAACAATGCCAACGATCCAATTGAGCGTGCAACAGGTGGTCCGAAATGGACTGACTATGGCCTATACGGCGAGCGGGGTTTCTCCGCTGCTGAACGTGGTGGACACCTTCCAGTTCCAGAATTCAGGACGGGAGTTCCTGCATTTCAAAAAGAGCGGGGCGGGAGCCTGCACGGTGACGATCGTCACACCGGAAACCGTGGACGGCCTGGCGGTGGCGGAGCGGACGATCACCGTACCGGCATCGACCGGAGATGTGATGGTGGGGCCGTTTCCGCCATCGCATTACAACCTGCCAGGGACAAGCACCTTTGCAGGCTTCACCGTGAATGAGGTCACCGGATTGTCGGTGGCAGTCGTGCGGATGTAGGAGGAAACCAATGACCAACGTAGCACCCTATGAAATCTTGACCGGGGTTGGGGAGCTGTACCTGGCTCCCGCGGGAACAGCCTTCCCAGATGTTAATGCCACGCCGGGGGCAAGCTGGATTGACCTGGGGAATACCCAGGACGGGGTGACGGTGACGGCGGACCAGGATATCACGGAGATCCGGGTGGACCAGGAGACCGGGCCGGTGAAGGCAACCCGGGCGGAAGAGAACTTAGTCATCGGCACGAAGCTGGCAGCGGCAACACTGGAGAACCTGGCGTACGTGCTGGGGAACTCGGTGATAGATACCCCACCCGGCGTGGGCACGATTGGGACACGCGAGGTAGGGATGTACCGCGGGCAGGTGGTGAAGACCTACGCGCTGCTGTTCCGGGGCGTGAGCGCCTACGGGGACTACCCGGCGCAGTACGAAGTACCCCTGGGGTATTTCGGCGGGGCATCGGAGAGCGAATACACCAAGGATGGGAACGCCGGGATCCCGGTGGAATTCCACGCATTGGTGGACCCGAACGCAGCCACGGACGCCGAGAAATTCGGGGTACTGGTGATGCAGGATGCGGCAGCCCTACCATGAGCGAGCGGAAGCCCCTGAACCTGGACGAGCTGTATGGGACGGCCAGGCCGGTGATCGTGGTGTGGCAGGGAAAGCGCTACGAGCTGCGCAGGCCAGAGGCGATGACGCCGGTGGAGTACAGCCGGTGGACGAAGCTACAGGCCAAGACCGGCAAGCTGATCATCGACGACGCGGACGAGATGAGCGAGGAGCAAGGCCAGGAGCTGAACGAGGCGATCAAGATCACGCTGAGCCTGCTCTCTCCGGAGCTGGCGGAAGCGGGCCTAACCTTTGCGGCGCAGGTGAAGGTGCTGGAGTTCTACACGGGCGAGATCACCCGGACGGAAGAGAAAGCGAGCGGAAGGGAAAGCCCAAAAAACTCGACTGGGGCATGACGTTTGCGCGGCTCAGCGCGGTGTACGGGCTGAGTTTCGAGGATCTGAGCGACATGCCCCTTTCGGCGATCACAGCGTATATCGAGTGCATCCCGGCGGCGCTGGCGGAGCGCAGGCTGATTGCGGCGGATGGGGCGAGCGTGCCGCACCTGAAGCACCCGCGCCAGGCGCTGCTGAACTGGCAGAAGATGGCCTATGGAGAGGCGGCGCGGGCACGGAAGGCGACGCCGGGAGAGCTGATGCTGATGGGGATCGGGATAAGAAGGACGAGTAAATATGGGAACCAGCCTGGGTGATGCGACCTTAGATCTAAACGCGGACGACGCCAAGCTGCAAGCGGGCGTGGCGAAGGCCGGGAAAACGGCTGAAGCAACGCTGGCAAAAGTGGGCAAGAAAATGCAGAGCGTGGGGAAGACGATGAGCGTGGCGGTGACGCTGCCGATCCTGGGGATTGGGGCGGCGACGATCGGCATGGCATCGGATATGGAGGAGAGCCGGAGCAAGGTGCAGGTGGTGTTTGGGGATTGGGCGGAGGATGTGGAGCATTTTGCGGCTGGCGCGGCGACGAACCTGGGAATGAGCGAGGAGGCAGCGTTATCTGCGGCGGGGACGTACGGGAACCTGTTCACCAGCATGGGGATGGGCAAGGAAGCCTCGACTGAAATGAGCACCGGGCTGGTGACGCTGGCCGCTGACCTGGCGAGCTTTAACAATATGGACCCAACCGAGGTGCTGGACAAGCTGCGGGCGGGGCTGACGGGAGAGACGGAGCCGCTGAAGAGCCTGGGGGTGAACTTGAACCAGGCGAGCATCGAAGCCAAGGCGATGGAGATGGGGTTGTTGGGGGCGAACGGAGAATTGACGGCATCGGCGAAGGCGCAGGCGAGCTATGCGCTGATCATGGAGCAGACGAAGAACGCGCAGGGGGATTTCGCCCGGACGAGCGACGGGCTGGCGAACAGCACGCGGATCGTGAAGGCGCAAATTGCGGACGCGGGGGCGAAGATCGGGACGATGCTGCTGCCGTTTGCGCTGCAAGCGGTGGAGGTGATTCGCAACCTGGTGACGTGGTTCAGCAACCTGTCTCCGGGGGTAATGACGACGATCTTAGTGGTGGCGGGGCTGGCGGCGGCGATCGGGCCATTGATCTTTATTGTGGGGTCGCTGATCACGTCGTTCACGGCGATCATGCCGGTGCTGGCGACGGTGGGCGCGGCGATCACAGGACCGCTCATGCTGGCAATTGGGGCGGTGATTGCGGTGATCGCAATCCTGGCAATGGCGTGGAAAAACAACTGGGGCGATATCCAGGGAAAAACAAAAGAAGCGATTGAGTTTGTGAAGGGGGTGATTGCGGCTGGCCTGGCGGCGATCAAAGCATGGTGGGACCAGCACGGGGCGGCGATCATCGCGGCGGCGAAGACGGCATGGGAAATGATCAAAGGGGCGATCCAAGCGGGGGTCGAGTTCATCATGGCGGTCATTTCGGCGGGGCTGGCCGGGATCAAGGCATTCTGGGACGCGCATGGGACGGCGATCCTGGCAGCAGCGAGCGCGGCGTGGGAGGCGATCAAGGGGGTGATCGAGTCGATCACGGGGATCATCAGCTCGATCTTCGCGGCATTCAAGAGCGCGTTCGAGGGGGATTGGACGGGGTTTGGGGAGAACCTACGGGCGGCGTGGGATGCGACGTGGGAGCTGATCAAGAGCATCCTGAGCAATGCGTGGGAGGCGATCAAGGGAATTATTGATAATCTGGTAACCACGATCGTCAATACGATCACGACTACAGATTGGGGACAGGTGGGAACGAACGTGATCACGGGGATCGCGAAAGGGATCACGGGCGGGCTGAAGATCATCAAGGATGCAGCGGTGGCGGCGGCGAAGGCGGCCTGGGAAGCGGCGAAGGCGTTTTTGGGGATCGAGTCGCCGTCGAAGATGTTCATGGATATCGGCGGCAATATGATGGCGGGGATGGCGATCGGGATCGAGCGGAGCGCGATGCTGCCAGCGCTGGCGACGGCGGAGGCGGCAGGGATGGCGATGCGGACGACGGAGAACCACTATTATTTGCAGGCGTCGTACGGCTACCAGAGCGAGGCGACCTTGATCGACCAGGTGAAGATGCTGAACCTGTTGGGAGGCGCTTAGATGCTTTCATGGATACTGGCAGGGACGAAATATGCGCTGGACGACGGGGTGTATTGTTACCATCACGGCGACAGCGGGATGGGGACGCCACCGATGCACCGGCTGGAGGAGCGGGGTCCATTGCAGCATGGGACGACGGATTTGGGGTTCCGGCTGGACCCGCGGGTGATCCAACTGGTGCTGGGGCTGGAGGCGGGGAGCCAGGCGCTGCTGTATGCGAAGCGAGCGGCGCTGGCGGGGATCTTCCCGCCGGGGGCGATGGGGACGCTGGAGTGGGAGAAGGACGGGCTGACACGACAGATTGACGGGCACCTGATGGAGGGGATGGATTTCAGCTCGCAGGACCGGGCGGGGCTGTGGCAGCGGACGGCGGTGGTGATCAAATGCGCGGACCCGACGTGGTACGACCCGGCAGGGCAGGCGATCAGCTTTACGCTGGGCGGCGGCGGGACGGGGACGCCGGTGCCCACGCCAGTACCGACGCCGGTGGGGGCATCGACGATCTGGAGCAGCATGATCATCAATTACGCGGGGAATTGGCTGAGCTACCCGCACCTGATAAGGCTGATCGGGCCGATGACGGAACCGATCGTCACCAACCTGACGACCGGGGAGACGCTGCCGTTCAGCGGGACGATAGCGGCAGGGCATTATTACGACATCGACCTGCGGTACGGGCACAAGACAGTGGTGGACGATGCAGGGGCGAATAAAATAAGCAGCCTGTCAACGGGGCACGACCTGGCGACCTGGCATATTGCGGCGCACCCGGAAGCGCTGGGCGGGGTGAACGTGATCGAAGTAAAAGCGGCCAGCGTAAATGAAAACTCGGCGGTGACGCTAAGCTGGCTAAACCGCTACCTGACACCTGGAGGATAAGATGGCTGAATTTAGCATGTGGTGGACGACCGGCGGAGCCGGGGACGGAAGCGCAACGTACACGCGCAGCGACCACACGATGTGGAGCAAGGTGCTGGCGAGCTGCAATGGGCTGGAAGGTGTGGCGCCCAACTACCTGAACAAGCTGGTGGGGGCGGCAGGCGGAGCCAACACGGTCAATATTGGGACCGGCGGGGCGCTGGTGGATGGGAAGATCTACCACAACAGCGCGGCGGTAGCGGTGAACATCCCCAGCGCGGTGGGCGGCGGGAACACACGCATCGACCGGATCGTGCTGCGGGCGGACTGGACGGCGCAGACGGTGCGGATCACTCGCATTGCGGGAACGGATGCGGCCAGCCCGGTGGCTCCGGCGATCACGCAAAGCCCAGGAGCGACCTACGACATACAACTGTGCCGGGTGCTGGTGGATACGGTGGGGGCGGTGACGGTGACCGACGAGCGGGTGATGGCGCAGGTGCAGACGGCGGATATTGCCAGCCTGGCGGTGGCGACGGGCAATATTGCGGCGAATGCGGTGGACAATACGAAGATCCGGGACAGCGCGGCATTGAGCGTGATCGGCAGAGGGGCGAACTCGACCGGAGACCCGGCGGATATTGCAGCGGGGACGGACGGGCACGTGCTGCGCCGGGCGGGGACGGCGCTGGCGTTTGGGCAGGTGGCTACGGGAGGGATCACGGACCTGGCGGTGACGGAGCCCAAGATCGGGGCGCTGGCGGTGACATCCGGGAAGCTGGGAGCCGGGGCGGTGATTGCGGGGAAGATTGCGACTGGCGGGGTGAGTGCGGCGGCGCAGATTGCCAACGATGTGATCGACAGCCAGCATTATGTGGACGGGTCGATCGACACGGCGCATCTCGGGGATTTGCAGGTGACCTCGGCGAAGCTGGCGGCAAGCGCGGTGATTGCGGGGAAGATTGCGACCGGCGGGGTGAGCGCAACCGCGCAACTGGCGGACGATGTTGTGGACGATACGAAGGTTGGCAACCGGGTGATGAAATTGACCCGGCGGCAAGGCGGCAATGCGTCTGCCTGGGCTACGGCTGGGTCTACAAATTACACACCAACGGGTGTATTGATGCAAGTTGGCAGGGAATGGTCTTCAGCATCGGCTGATGTAACCGTCACGTATCCAACTCCATTCTCAAACACTCCATTGATATTCTGCCAGGTCGAAGATCCAATCGTGGATATGGATCACCACTACCACATCGTGTTCACATCGAAAATTACGACCGGATTCACGATGGGAATGTATAACGAATTAGGCGCGCGCGTAAATGCTCAATTTAGCTGGATGGCGATAGGGCCTGAATAAAATGGCGAATTACCGGTTGGACGTGTACGATCTGAGCGGGGTGCAGCAGGCGGTCTTGACCGATTTCACGGCGCTGGCGTACGTGCGGCAGGTGAACGCGCCGGGGCTGGTGCAGATCTCGCTGCGGGGGAACCACCCGATCCTGGCGACGATCGGGGATAAGTGGCAGGTGGAGGTGTGGCGGAAAGCGACGACGACCTGGCAGCGTGAGATCACAGGGCTGTGGCGGGCGGAGCAGTGGAGCTATGGGAGCGAGCGGGGGAACGTGCTTTCGGCGGCGCTGCCGGGGATCATGAGCATGCTGAGCTGGCGGCATATCCTGTACCCGGCGAGTACGAGCAACCGGACGAAGTTCGTGAGCGCCAAGGCGGAGACGGTGCTGAAGACGCTGGTGAACTATAACGCGGGATCGGCGGCGACGGTGGTGAACGGAAGATACCGGGCGGGGGCGATCACGGGCTTGAGCGTGGAGGCGGATGGGGCGAACGGGAATACGGTGGACTGGTACTGCGCTTACGATAACCTGCTGGAGAGCCTGCAAAAGCTGATGGATATCGCGGGCGGGGATTTCGACTTGGTCAAGACCAGCGCGACGACCTACGAGCTGCGCTGGTACACAGGCCAACTGGGGACGGACCGCAGCGCGACGGTGACTTTCGGGCTGGAATACGGGAATATGGCGAACCCGGTGTTCCTGGATAGCCGGGCGGGGGAGGCGACGGTGGCGATCGTGGGCGGGCAGGGGGAGGAGGCAGCACGGGAGTATGTGATCCGGACGGGGACGAATTACGCGGCGGGGAACGATATCGAGATGTTCGTGCCTGCGACGGATGTGGAGGTGGGGGATACGGCGGGGCTGAACAGCCGCGGGGATCAGAAGCTGAGCGAGGTGGAGGCGGTGCGGGCGTTTGCGTTCGATGTGCTGCAAACGCCGGAGACGACCTATGGGGTGAATTACGATCTGGGGGATAAGGTCTCGGCGATTAATCCGCATAATGGGACGGTGCACACGCAGAAGGTAAGGGCGGTGAGCGTGGCGATCGACGAGAAGGGATCTGAGACGGTGGACGTGGAGCTGGAGGCGGGATGAACCAGGATGTGATGCAGCAGCTCGTGACGGAGGTGAAGCGGCTCCAGGGGCGGGTGGGGTATTTGGAGAGGCTGGAGAGGCCTGCCAGTTCCAGTATGATGATCAACGTCAAGAATTATGGGGCGGTGGGGGATGGGACGACGGATGACACGGCGGCGTTTAAAGCGGTCAGGGATGTGGTGAAAGCTGCCTACCGGACCAATCCAGAATATGCAGGCGCAAAGATAACCAATATCGAAGTCCTTATTCCGGCAGGTGATTATCTGATTACAGAAGCGCAATCGCTGATGGATGATGGTTTTACCACGCGCACGATTGGTATTAAGTGGGTTGGTGCTGGTTATGGAGCTACACAGATTATCTATAACCCATCTGTGGCTGGTCCGCTGTTCTATAACAACGATGCTCTGTATGAGTTTGGGTTTGAGAATATCTGGTTCCAGGGTAAGGATGCTGGCAGCGATCTACTCTATTCTAACTCGGCAGGTGGGGCTAAGTCTGCCAAGTTTGTCCACTGTCATTTTAGCGGAACATGGCGGTATGGCGTGCATCTGGTAGGTACAAATACCAACAGTGAATTTTCATTTGACAACTGCCGTTGGGATGGAAGCTGGACCGCGTTCCTATACACACCAGCAACGGGCGCATCTAACCAATTCCTGAATTACTGGTTCAATAATCCGGTCTATTGGAGCAATACCTCAACCATGATTGATATGCGCGTGGGTGGGCATATCAAGATTGTGGCAGGTGATTTCAGTGGCTTTGATCCTGATGCCGAGACATATCTATTCAAACTTGGCAGCGATGCAAACAATGGAGATGGGGTTAACTCGTTTAATATGTACGGGTGCCGTTTCGAGCTAAAGAACGACGATGCCAAGTTTATGTACTGCGATTGGGACTATGGAGATATAACCCTGGTCGGGTGTGACTTTTCAAGTCAGGCATACGTAAGAACAAACACTGCGCCAATGGCAAAGTTTGTGAATATCAACGATCACAGTCCGTTGATTGGGTTTTATAACTGCCAACTGATTGGCGTGATTGACTTTACATACTATACAAACAGTTGGCAAAAACCAAGCCGGGTGTTATTCGATAACTGTGAGTTTCGGGAAGCAGCTACATTTGACGCGGCATTTACTTTTACCGCTGGAGCAGGGACTAATCATGGCGGCAAGCCAGTAATCAGATTACGCAACTGCCGATGCCGGAATATTACCGGGATTGCCGCTGATGCTGATTTGAACTGGCAGCTAAATACCGCCGGAGCAACCAGCAAAAAAGTAATCAGTATGAAGCAGTACGGCGGCACACTTCCAAACGCCACCATCCCTACCGTGGATGCAGTCCTGCCGCTCAATGCAGTGATCTTGTCTATCCGGCTGTATGTTCCTGCTGGGGACGTGTCCGAGGCTGATGCGGCTACGTTCTCGGTACAGACCACAGAGGGAACGCCAACCGTTTTGTTCACAAAAACCATTGCCGACTTTAGCGCGGGCGTTGATGAGAATACACCGATGTTTTATGTGCTAGACACCGCAGAGAAGGCGCACATCCAATTGATCGCTAACGCAAACGTGGCAACACCTTCCGATTTGGGTTATTGTCTGGTGGAGTATATCGGATGACAACACTCGCCACCTCACCCCCGGCCCCTCTCCGAAACGGAGAGGGGAGAAAATAAACGAAAAAAAGACCTGACTGCTGATCAGGTCTTTTTCTGCCACTTGCGGACGGTGGCGGTGAAACTGTGTCTACAGGTGTGTGCCCCCATGGGGGCATGACCTAAAGACCCAGTTTCTTTTTTTTTACCTGCGGGGGGTAGTAGAAGGTGATTTCGCCCAATATGGTGCGGT